TCAAAAGGATGAAGATTTTCACCGGTTGGCATAACGGTAGAAGGAACTGCGGTTGCGGTTATATCAGTTCCTTGTCTAAGACAAATGTAAACTTGATTATTATTGTTTACAACATACCATCTATTGCTACCGTAGTCAGCTAGTTCATTTAGATCATTATAGCTATAATATGTAGTTCCAGTTTTCCATGAGTAACGAGGAACTACTAATGATGCTGCAGTAATACGATGAACAGCCTGCAATGAATTTCTAAAATCATTTTGAATACGCACGTTGTCTTTTGCATTAGGGGCAGAATCAATGGAGTTCCAGGGATGAGATCGAGAAACTCCTATGTAATAATTTTCGGTAGTATTGTTAATACTACGCACAGTTCCTAGCATAAGCTCTTTTTTCATATTTTGTGTTACAACTGTTGACATTTTAAACCTATTAAATTATTACACCGTTTAGGTAAGAAATCTTCTTTCTCATAACTTGTTGTATGGTGATCGATCTCATGTTTTGATTATCACCATAATTGAAACTATTTATATTGAAAACTGCATTCGAATCGTACTTAATCCACTCATATATGTTATTAAATTTATGCGCAAAGTTAAGTTTAAACGCTCCAGTTCCAGCTTGATCTAATTTATGTAATACTTCTAGATTACCGACTGAATCTAAAATATTATCTATTCTTAAAACCGGGGCTGTTGTAGAAGTTGTGAAATCAGTATATAGTACACCGTCGTTTAGCATGAAAAGATTTCCATCAGAATCGCCTTGCCCTGGAAGACCAATACATAAACTATTAGAAGTAAAATCACCACTCATATAAACTCTTGAAATATATGTTTTACTATCACCTTTAGTTATTTGTTCAAGAGTTTTATTTAATAATTGTGGAATATTGTATGTTTCTGTTGCAATGGTGGGTGATGATAAAACTAAGTTGGTTGTGTGTAGTATCGCTGGCGCAGCTTCGAATATAGAATAATTTGGGCTATCTGTACCACCTTCTAGTTGTGTCAAGAGCTGATTATTATATAAAGAATCTTCGGTCTTTAATGTTTGATTTATGTTCAAAGCTGCGATATTAATGAATTTTGGGTTATATAATCCAGCATTCACGCTTGATCTTACATCTATTCCGCCACCTTCAATTGCACGACCAGTGCTATCTGCAAGATACCAATTGCTATCAACATACTGAAAAACGTTAAGAGCGTTGTATATTCTTATATCTGAGTCACACGTCATATACTCCTGTGGAGCGTCCACGGTGATGATATCTGAACTTCCAATATCTGTCTTGCTAATTATTCTATTGTCAAAACTAACTCTCGTGACTATATCACTATCTTGTTCAGTTCTAAGGTTGAGAGGAGTTGTATCTGAAACTATTCCTAGAGACCGCTGCTTACTTTTACTTACTAGTTGTGCTTCACAATATAGATAAAATCCAACTGGGTGGACAAACTTTCTGTATAACTGCTCCCAATCATTCAGTGGTAGTGAAGTTTTTACTAAGATAGAAAGAACTTGATAGAGCTCCCCGTCCTGCATAATTTTTGTGCCTTTAGCACCTAAAACTGCATCGGGATCGCCAAGAGAAAATATTTTATCTTTAGGGTACTCAACTTCTGCATAGGTGTCAAATATTCCACGGAAGAATCCTTCAATTGAATATAGTGAACCTTTGACTCTAAAAAATTTAGCGAGGTTTTTTAGAATTTCTCTCGGGTTTGTGACAAAATCTTTTGATAGACCTAAACCTATTTCACCAAATAAACTATCAAGATATTTAAGTTCAGTGCTTCCTATATCACGAATGTCAATGAGATCTTTGATTTCTTTTCCAAACTTGTTGTCACTGTTTAATTCATCATAGTAGTAGTCAAGAAATTTGATAAGAGTTGGATACTCAGTCACAAAGTAACTCGGTAAGATTTCTCTTACATAGTCTGATCTTAATGATATGTGATTTCTATCTTCTGACATAATCTACAGCACTACTCTTGTATCTTGATTATTTTTTATTGCTTTCATCGTAAGAATGTCGCGGTCGACTCTTATTAAATAATTTCTAAGTGGAGATATGATACTTGGATCTAAAGGCAAAGCCGTAAAACTTATATATTTATTTCCATTGGATATAGAAGCTGGGGCAAATCCTCTTAGTCTGACGTGTCCTTTTTTATAATTAAAGTATCCAATATCATCTACGATGACTTCACCAGAAACAGAGATAATTTGTAGGATTTCACTATTCTTTTTATTTTTAACATTACAACGTAGCAGATTATTTCCGTATGTAAAAAATGTTGATTGAACCGAGTATTGATCACTTCTTGCAGGCATTAATTGAACCGGAAAATATATATCATAGTTATGGGCTGAACCTAAAGTTATTTCTTCTCTTTGCTGTAGTTTAACATTCATCATCGATGCTATTATTGATCTATCGAGTTCAGCAATTTCTGTCAGAAGCTGTGATCTTTTAAACGAGCTCTCAAACTTGTTTAAATTATTTGTAAAATAAGTCTTGATATATTCTTGAACCTGAATTTGCAAAGCAGTTGAAGAAGAGGCAGTTAAACTTGGATCATAATTAAATGTTCCAGTAAGCTCTAGATATGTTTCCTTTGGCTCAACAAATTTATTTCTTATTGATAAAATTGAGAGCTTATCAGTAAAATCACTAGTTATTTTATTTTGTGTTTCTGTTTTAATAGCGTCAGATACATCATCTCCATACTGCAAGCTGATGTAAACCGTTCCATAGTCGACTGGGACATTGTCTTCTCCACCCCAAACTCCAGCGTCTTTTACTACAGGAAAATTTGATAGAATTATTGATTTGTAGTCATTTGCCGTGACTAATCTTTTTTGAGATGCAAACTGAAGAGGGGCGAGTTTACGTATTGATTCAATAGATTCTCTGTCAAAGCCACCAGAGGAAATTGTTTGAGAAGTTATAAAAACTGGATATTTAATTCCATTTACGGTTAGTTGTGAAGTAGATAGAAAACCAGAACATCCATTTGCCTCAGCACCTGAAGTTGAAAAGTATTCTATTACTACTTTGTTACCTACACTTGGTGATTTTCCAAAACTCTTTCCGTCACCAAAGTTTACTTCGTAATACCCGTTTGGCGATTCTTTGATATTGAAATAAGTAGTCGTTTCATCAATGTTTATTGCATTTTCTAAAAAGAAATAAGGCGTATACCTATCAGATGAAAGTTCGTCGTATACTTTTACAGTAACTCTATTTGTATCAAGATTTTCATCTGGAATTACATAAATCTGATTTTCGGCGCTATCGTCTACAATAAATGTTTTTGTTTTGTATGAACCCTGTGATATAATGATAGGACTTCCACCGTCTGCAGTAAACGAATACACTCCGTTGTTGTTTTGATCTTGTGCTGTATAAGCTTCGGTTGTTATGAACGTAAATGAACTTTCTTCGTTTGAAGCTTGAAATGTCCAACCGGCTGGTACTGAAATCTGTGAAGGTCTATTTTGAACACCAGCTAAGTTAACATAAAAACTAACTGAAGAGGTAGAGGGCGTTTTTGACTTTGGTCTATAACCCAATGCTTCAGCATGAGAAACCACCGAAGATCTTAATTGAGCTGTATTGATAAAAGATTCGTTAAGGGCAAAGTTTGCTATCAATCCATTAAAATGGGTGTTATAAGCAAGAACATCGAGAATGTTAGAAAGGCCAGACGCATCAAAATTATAATCAGCAAATTCAGGCTGCGCTTTCAAATAAATTTTAAGACTATTTTTTATATTATCAAAGTCTAATGCTGTAGACGTAATACTTGTTTCTGCCATTATCTTAACCTCGATATCTGCGTTTCTAACACGACTATTTCGTCTGTGCTTATTATTTGAAATGTTATTGACACATCCAGAGTATTTGAAATGTCATTAAATGAACTGCTTACGTTTAAAACTCTTGCTCTAGGTTCATAATTTTCAATAGCTCTAACTATTTGTGTTTCAATATTATGACTTAAAAAATCATTTGAAAGTTCAAAAAGTAAATCTTGTATGTTTGCACCAAAGTATGGCATAAAGGGTTTTTCAAATTGATTTGTCATAATTAAATTTTTCACAGCCTGCTTAACTGCATTAGCATCTCTTTTTTTAAAGATGTCACCGTCTTTTCTTTTAACAAAAGATAAGTCTATGTCAGAATACTTTCCGGGACTAGTTGCAGTAATCTTTGCAACTTTATTAAGATTAGTATCTTCAATTGACAGTGCTCTAACGGACATAAGATTCCCTTAATTTTATTTAGTATTTATATAGTTTACGTAGATGTAATCTCTATCAAATCCGATGACGATTGCAAGTTACCATTGAAAACAGTTTCAACTTTTTTATTAAAGCTCGCAGTTAAATTTTCTGGAATTTCTGGCATCTCTACACCAACTTGACCATGAAGATCTCCGCCATACTCGTCATAAAACAAAGATAATTTTTCGTAATTTGAATTATCTTTTAAATAAGCCGCGAACTCATAAGTCTTTGGCAAATTAATCTTTCCATCTTGATCGTATATTTCATATGCAACAAATCTTCCCTTTGACGCTAAATCATTTGGTTCATTTGCGGTCAATACTTCACTGGGGCCCGGCTCATAGTAACCTTCTGCAACTTTAAGGCTGCAGTTAGAGAATTGATCTAGAACATAGAAAGCTCTAATTATTTCTGCTTGTGGTAAATAATTTCTTGCAAGCTTTTTTCTTTCTTCAAGACTATCGGGAAAAGACGCTGGATCTCCAGCACCTCTTATGAATTTATTTAATGTTATGTCTTTATCAAGTTTTGTGCTTGGCTCAATAGATGTCATATTGTTCGGATTGAATTCTTTTGGACACGTTAGAGTTCTTTGGACTCCTCTAGATGAAGATTCACGAAGAGTATATTTTTTAGTCAAAGATTCTCTTGTATTATTGGTACCTATTTGACTAAAACCGCTTCTAACACTTTGTCTTATGCTTTTAATTCTACCGACACCCGGTGGAGCAACGTTAGGAAAATTTGTGCTCAAACTATTTGAAGTTACAAACGTTTGAGTAAATTTAGTATTATTACGATTCGCGGAATCTTTCATCTTTGATCTTACTGCAGCTGTGTCTAGATCGTTTGTTGTAACACCGCCGGTATCTTTAGATCTATCGATAGAATCTTTAAGTTTATCATCACTATCTATTTTAACTTCGGTTATGCCCGATCCTTCCGTATCCAACTTGCTTTGAACACTCGACGATGTTGGTTTTGATGATGAT